CACAGACAAAGCAGATTAAAGCTGCGGCTGTCTTAAACAATGCGTTTACTGCAGGAGCTTCTGCAGGTGGCGATGGTGTTGCTTTATTAAGTGATTCTCACCCAACAATCAGTGGTACTCAAAGTAATATTTTGTCTACAGCGGCAGACTTAAATGAGACTTCGCTGGAACAAGCTTTGATTGACATTGCTGGTCTACAGGATGAGAGAGGCTTAAAGATTGCTGTAAGAGGCACTAAGTTGATAATTCCAAAAGAGTTACAATTTATTGCTGAAAGAGTGTTAAACAGTAATTTAAGAGTTGGAACTGCAGATAACGATGCAAATGCAATTAAGAACATGGGAATGTTACCGCAAGGTGCCGTTGTAAACCATTTCTTAACTGATACAGATGCATTCTTTATCAAGACAGATGCTCCAAACGGCTTAAAGTATTTTAACAGAGCCGCTATAAAGACCGCTATGGAAGGTGACTTTGACACTGGAAATATGCGCTTTAAGGCAAGAGAAAGATACAGCTTCGGTTTCTCTGACTGGAGATGTCTCTACGGAACACCTGGTGCGGCATAGCCTCCAAGCAATTTATTGCACCAGTTTTGAGGGCGGCACTTGCCGCCCTTCTTTTTTTGTGTATAATAAAAGAAACCTTGACAGTCGGATAAACTGACTGACATTTGCCACGACAAGGAGATTTACATGGCTAATACAACTTTTTCGGGTCCAGTCCGATCAGAAGGTGGTTTTACTACAATAAGTAAAAACGCTACAACTGGAGCAATCACTACACAATCAAGCATTAACTCAAGTGGTATCGCATCTTTTGATGCAAACACCTTAGCAACAGAAGCAGGTACTGGTATAACAACTGGTTCTGGAACTATTTATAGAAGTGCTATTCAAAGAGTTGGTGGAATTATTACAACAAGAATTTTAATTGACTTAACTGGTTTAAGATCTACTGCTGGTGGTGATATCATTGGTGTCAACGGAACTTCACTAGTTTGTCATATCGGTCAGATAACTGCTGCACAAAATGGAACTATTTTAACAGGTAGTATGGAATGTTTTGAAGCACCAACAGGTGGTGATCCAGATATTAACATACATTCTGCTACAGAAGGAACTGGAGTAGAAGATGGTGCTATTAGTGGATTAAGTGAAACCTTATTGGTCAACGCAGGTGATGCAACATTAGGAAGTAAAGTTTACTTTACTGCCGTTCCAGCAGCTGATGAATTTTTATACTTAACTTGTGGTACAACTACAGACGGTGACTTTACAGCAGGTAAATTATTCATTGAATTGATGGGTTACGCAGCTTAATTAATGGGGGTTTTATACCCCCATCTTTTATAAGGAGATTAATATGGCAGGTTTATCAGATGTACAAGCATTAACGATAAGTGACGAAAATGCTTCAGATGATGACAGATTAGTTACTGCAGCTAGACCCAATACAGCGGCTACAATGGCAAATACTACGTTTGCTGGAGGTGCAGCAAGAAATGTTATTGTTACAACTACAGGTACAGGAGACAATGGTAAGACAAATACTATTGTTGGCACGGATGTTTTTGGAGATGCACAAACAGAAGTGATTACATCTACAGGTTCAGCGGCCTCTGTCGCAGGGGCTAAGTTATTTTTGACTGTTACGTCTGTTACTAGTTCCGCGCAATTTGCGGCTAACATAAAAGTAGGGTCAGGAACATTATGCGCTCAGGCTGTAAGAGGTTCTATGAGAATTAGAATAAAAGGTATGTCTGTAGTATCAGGTGGTACCGCAGGAGATGTTGAGTTTTTCAATGGCACCCCTGAAAGCGGTACAGTTTTATTTAAATCAAGAACTATTGGTACAGCGAATACAACAGTAGATAGAACAATACCGTCTGAAGGCGTTCTTTTTAATAACGGTGGTTCTGTGAAGTATACGGTAGATGTTGCAGATAATATAACGGTTTTCTTTGCGTAAGAGGTAGCATTGTCTTCTAAGGGTACGATGAAAGGTCACACTATCAGTGGTGGTCATAAGCGTAAGACCAAAGATGGTGCGGGTATGACTAAGAAAGGTGTTGCCAAATACCGAAGAGATAACCCTGGAAGTAAATTGAAGACCGCTGTAACAGGCAAAGTTAAAAAAGGAAGTGCAGCTGCTAAGAGGCGAAAGTCATATTGTGCCAGAAGTGCTGGTCAAATGAAAAAGTTTCCAAAAGCCGCTAAAGATCCAAATAGTCGTTTACGACAAGCTAGAAGAAGGTGGAAGTGCTAATGCCTAGAGGCAGACCTAAAAAAGAAAAGCTCACAGTAGAAGAAGTCATGCATGAGCTGGCCAAACACGAAGCTGAATGTACTCTTCGATACAAGAGAATAGAAGAAATACTTGAGGATCAAAAAACTCAGTTGAAAGGACTTGATATTCGTATGTGGGGATTAGCCGTTTTAATTATAGGAGCTGCAGCAGTGCAGAAATTATTATGATGACAAGTAAAGTAAAAACAGGGCCTAAACCATCTAAATTAAACGTAACTTATTTTAAGAATGGTGGAGCTGCTTCTAAAAAATCAAAAGGCAGTAAGATATGTCCCGCTGGTAAAGCGTGGGCTAAAAGAACTTTTGATACATACCCTAGTGCTTATGCAAATATGGCTGCTTCAAAATATTGTAAAGATCCTAACTATGCAAAGGGCGCAAAAGGTAAAAAGTAATGGGTGCACTTAAAGATTGGGTAAAACAAGACTGGGTTCGCATAGGAACTGATGGGAAAATCAAGGGAAAATGTGGGACATCTAAGGATAAAAAGAACCCTGACAGATGTTTACCTCGATCTAAAGCAAACAGTTTGTCTCAATCTGAAAGGGCTTCTACAGCTAGAAAGAAAAAGAAAGAAGGTGCAAAAGGCAAGACCGTTGTAGGAAATACGCCAGCTGCCAAGGTAAAAAAAATGAAATTGGGTGGTGTTGTTGCGAAAGGTTGTGGAGCGGTTATGTCAGATAGGCGAAAAAAGACAAAGGGTTCTGTAACCCGATTAACATAAGGATTTAATATGACAACATCTAATTCTACTAACTTTGAGATCGATGCAGCTGAATACATAGAAGAAGCGTATGAAAGATGTGGTTTAGAAGTAAGAACAGGTTATGATTTAACCACAGCTAGACGATCTTTAAACTTAATGTTTACAGAATGGGCTAACAGGGGCTTAAATCAATGGACTATTACTCAAAGAACACAAGCGATTACGTCTGGAGACCGTGAATACAGCTTAGGAACGGATGTCATTGACATACTTAATCTTGTTGTAAGGCGTTCTGGTACGGACTTTTCTATGACAAGGGTTAGTCGATCAGACGATCTAGCTATTCCAAACAAAGCTACTACAGGCCGACCTACACAATTTTTTCTTGATAGACAGATTACACCTAACTTAAAAGTATGGCCAACACCTGAGAATAGTACGGATGTTATTCACTATGATGCTTTGACACGGATAGAAGACGTTGATTCTCAGGTTAATACTATGGATGTCCCGTTTAGATTTTATCCTTGTTTGTCGGCAGGATTAGCATATTATCTCTCACTAAAGAAAGCTCCACAAAGAACTCAAATGCTAAAAGCCATATATGAAGAAGAGTTTGAGAGAGCTATGGGAGAAGATAGGGACAGGTCCAGCTTTACTGTAAGCCCACAATACGCGTATTTAAGGTCTAACTGATGCCTAGATTTGCCACAGGTAAAAACGCCTACGGCATATCTGATAGATCAGGTATGAAATACAGGTATCGTGATTTAAAGAAAGAATGGAATGGCTCTCTAGTTGGTCCTGATGAGTTTGAGGCTAAACATCCTCAGTTAGGGCCCTTTAGAACCGTTGCAGATCCAGAAGCTATTAAAGATGCGCGCCCTAGTCGAACAGAAAACCCTGTAGAGGTTCTTCTAGTCTTAAATCCCTTTACATCAAGCACGTCAGGATCAGGCGTTATAACAGTACGAGAGTTTGGACATGGTAGGTCTAGTAGCGATACGGTAAGGTTTAGAAGCCTGTATGGTTTTGATGGTTTTACCAAGGCAGTTTTGGAGCAGTCCGCGGGTTACAGCATAACGGTTGTCACCACGGACACATATACATTTACAGCTAACGGAGAAACCGCTACAATAGGAGGTATTGTAGGAGGCGGTAGTCGAGCTACAGCAGGACCAACAACGGTGAGTGCATGATATGAGTTTTACTTTAGCAACATTAAAATCAGCTATACAAGATTATGCAGACAATGCTGAAACGTCTTTTGTCACTAACTTACCTAATTTTATCAAAGCATCTGAAGAAAAGATTTTTAAAAGCATTGATTTAGATATATTCAGAAAAAACGTAACAAGTGCTTTGACATCTTCTGATCCTTTTCTAACGGTTCCTTCAGATTACTTAGCTTCTTTTTCTTTACAGATAACAACATCAGGTTCTGAGAGTTATTTATTACAGAAAGATGTAAGTTATTTAAGAGAGTACACTCCTGCTTCCAGCACAACAGCTTTACCTAAGTATTATGCAAGATTTGACCAAACTAACTTTATGATCGCCCCGACACCTGATAGTAATTATACAATAGAATTACATTATTACTACAGACCCGACAGTTTGACCGCAGGTGCTGACAGTGGTACAACGTGGATTAGTACAAATGCTCCTTTTGCTTTACTATATGGGTCTTTGGTAGAGGCCTATTTTTATATGAAGGGAGAAGCGGATGTTTTGGCTCAGTATGAAAAGAACTTTGCTTTTTACATGGAGAGACTAAAAGATTTAGGCGAAGCAAGAGAAAACACAGACGCAAACAGAGTTGGTTTACCAGCTCGACCAAGAACTTAGGAGTAAAAAATGGCAACAGCAAATGCAGCAACCAATTATCTAGAGAGAAGATTATTACATTATATATTCAAGAATAACTCTCTTAGTTTTTCATCTCCTGGAGATAGTATTTATGTAGGACTTGCAACGGCAGTAAGTGCGGCAGAAACTGGATCAGTTACCGAAGCAACATTTACAAATTATGCAAGACAGCAAGTTACCGCAGCGAATTGGACAACCATAGGTGCAGATTCAACAGATACACAAACAGCAACCAATGCAGCGAACATTGATTTTCCAGCATCTGGTGGAACAGACAATACAATCACTCATGTTATAATTGCAGACGCATCTAGTAGTGGCAATATATTGTTTGTAGGTGCTTTGGATGTAAATAAAACAATACAATCAGGTGATATATTTAGAATAAATGCAGGGAATATAACAGTAGAGTTAAAGTAATGGCATTAGTAATATCAGATAGAATAAAAGAAACCTCTACTACAACTGGCACGGGCACACTTACATTAGGGGGTGCTGTTACTGGATTTGAGACTTTTACTGCTAATCTAAGTAATTCTGATACTACATATTACTGTTGTACTGATAATACTGATTTTGAGGTTGGGTTAGGTACATTTACATCATCTGGAACTACACTTGCTAGAACAACAATATTATCTAGTTCTAATTCAAACAATGCCGTTAACTGGTCATCTGGTACAAGAACAGTGTTTTGTACTTTACCTGCTGCGAAAACAGTTTTTCTAGATGCAAGTGGTAATGTGTCATTAGGTGGTAATTTAAATGTTACTGGAAATGTTGATGTGGATGGTACATTAGAGGCAGATGTTGTTACAGTAAATGGAGCAACTTTAAATTCAGTTATAGCTGATGAGTCTACGGCTTTGGCGATAGCTCTTGGTTAGGAGATAAAGAATGGCAAATACATTTAAGGTTATCACAAGAGATGTAATGTCTGCATCAGCGAATACTGATGAAACATTATACACAACTCAAAGTGGTAGCACGGTTGTTATTATTGGCTTTACTATGGCAAATGTTCATACTGCACAAGTAACGGCAACAGTTAGCCTTACGTCAACAACAACACAAACAAGTCAGACACAAAACACAACCGCTAAAATTGTTCAAGCTATACCAATACCTGTTGGATCTTCTGTTGAGATAATGGCAGGTAATAAAATTATTTTAAATGCTGGAGATATTATAAAAGTTCAATGTTCTGTAGCAGATAAAATATCAGTTATAATGAGCTATATGGAGATAACATAATATGCCATATATAGGAAAACAACCAGCTACAATATCAGCCGTAGCCGTAGATACAACAACAGGTACGTTTAGTGGTCAAGTTGCAGCAGCTTCTTTAGATATATCGGGTAATGTGGATGTTGATGGCGTTCTAGAAACAGATGGTATATCCATAGCAAGTACAACAATAACATCTACGGCTGCTGAATTAAATATACTTGACGGAGTAACTGCAAGTGCAGTCGATATAAACTTAATTGATGGGATTACTAATGGTACAGTTATAGCTAGTAAAGCTATAATAACAGATGCTAACAAAGATATTACTGGTGGTAGAAATATAACCATATCTGGAGAGCTTGATGCAGCAACCTTAGATATAAGTGGTGATGCCGATATAGATGGAACTCTTGAAGCTGATGCCATGACTTTAAATGGTACTGCAATTACAGCAACAGCAACTTTAGATACTGGTATATCAAATAACAACGTACCTAAGTTCACAAGTGGTGTAGCCGATGATGACTTTTTAAGGGTAAATGGCACAGCTATAGAAGGTAGAT